TATTTCAACCAAAAATAATAAGGAAAATTAAAAATGGCAACAGGTCGATTTACAACACCCCAGGCTTCGATACAGCTTGGAACAACAAATACTACATTGTACATAGTACCCGCTGGTTACTATAGTGTATTCAATGTTTCATTGACAAATACTGGTACAACAGCGGTGACAATTCAATTAGCACTTTCGGCAACTAGTACACCAGGTACAAGTGACTGGATCGAATTTGGTACAACTATTGCTCCAAAAGGAGTTTTTGAGCGTACCGGTCTAGTAGCAAATGCTGGTTTATATGTAGTAGGCTTGTCTAGTACGGCTGCACAAGTTAACGCAACTGTGTACGGTATCGAAACTTCAACATCATAATAGTATAAGAGAGATAACATATGGGACGATATAATACGGTAATAGCGACGTCAACCGCTATCGCAGGCACATATACAATGCCAGCACCTTTTGCTGGTATTCAAGAACTTGGAGGTACAGCACCCTATACGGTTACAATGCCTAGCCCTGTGTTATTTCCAGGTACTACACAAACTTTTTACAATACAACAAGCGGCGTAGTAACATTGTCATTGAGCGGTGTAACTCCTGCAGGTAACATTATAGGACCAGCAACTAACAATACATCTGTTCAAACTTATGCTATGCCTACTGGTGCAATTTTTACAGTTTACTCAGATGGTGTAAATTGGTTAAGTATAAACAATGACAGCGGTGGTCCATTCTATGCTACTACAGGTAGTTTTAGTGGAGTGTTGACCGCTACTGGCGGCATTTCAGCTACTACAGGTGGCAACAATCAAACTTTTAGTACAACTGGTAGTGCTACAATCAGTTTAAGTTCGGGCGGTATTGGTAGTATTGCCAACATGACCATTGGTAGTAGTAGCCCTCAATCGGGTGCATTTACATCTTTAAGTGCCAGCAGTGCTGTAACACTAACTGGCGGTGGTGCTGCAACAGCTTATAATACATCGGGTGCAGCGTTATTAGTAACAGGTGGTGCTGGTATTAGCGGTGCTTTGTATACAAACAGTACAGCACAATTTGCCAATACATTAACTGTAACTTCAGGCGGAGCAAGTATTACAGGAAGTGTATCATTACCAACTTCTAGCGGTACTACACTTACTGTAAGTTCAACAGCCCAAGGTTCAAATGCCAGTACTGGTAACGCATTGCAAGTTGCAGGTGGTGTAGGTATTCAAGGAACATTATATACTGTAGGTTTAACAGAAACATCTAGTATAGCATTTAAAGAAAATGTTATGCCAATTGGTAATGTATTAGATCGAGTAATGAACCTAGTTGGTGTCACTTATGATCGTAAAGAAGGTCGTAAAAACGAAGCTGGTTTAATTGCTGAAGAAGTTTATAAAGTTATTCCAGAAATTGTTAGCACTGACAAAGAAGGCAAACCTTACGGTATTCAATATACAAAATTATCAGTATATTTGTTAGAAGCTATTAAATCATTGAAACAAGAAATCAATGAATTAAAGGGATCAAAGTAACATGGCAAATTTGCAAAGCACTACGGCTACCTCGTTAACAATTAACAGTAACACAGTTTGGACCACAAATAATACAACTGGTCAAAACTCAGGTGTTAGTGCCGACTTGATTGGCGGTTATGACATAAGATATATTTCTTCGTGGAATAGTTTTAATAACGGTGTTTGGCAAAATATAAATAGTTTCAGTTTGGGCGGATCTACAAGTAACTGGTACCCTATGATTATCGATGGTGCTAGAAATGCTGACGGTACTAACGGTCTTGACATCAGACGTTTAAGTGTTCACCAAGATGGAAGTAGTTACGGTGCATTTTTTGGTACTATTCGTTATCGTGCAGGAACTACTAACTTCTGGGAAGTTACAGAAAACTGGGGTTCAGGAACTTACTATCCATTTTTAGCAAACGTACAATGTTCTACTACAGATACTAAGGTAGCTGTATGGTTGCGTGGCGGACTAAGTTATTACTATAGATTCCATAGTGCTGAATCTTTTACAGATAATAGTGCTACAGTTCCTAAGAGTTTTAGTGGCGGCACTGTTACCAGTGTTGCTAGTAGTAGTATTCCTAGTTCAAGTCATTATTATCAACATAATATATGTAGTCAAGGTTACAACTTAGGACAAAGCGGTTATGGTTGGGGAACAGTATGGAGTGTTAACACAATCAGTACTAGTTCTGACCTTAGATTAAAAGAAAGTTTTGACGTTAGTTTTGGTTTAGAATTTGTTATGTTACTAAAACCCAAGAGCTTTACTTGGAAAGCACATCCGCATTGGGATGAACCTGTAGTTAACAGCATTGATACAAGACGTCATCATGGATTTGTAGCTCAAGAAGTTAAAGAAGCAATGGATCAATTAGGCATAACAGAAGATGAATTTGGTGGGTTAGATACACGAAATCCAGATTTCTATTATGTTAGATATCAAGAATTTGTTCCAATTTGCACACAAGCTATACAAGAACAACTAGCAGATCTAGCCGATGCTGAAGCACGAGTAGCAAGATTGGAGGCAATGGTATAATGGCATCATTACAAAGTACAGCCGTAACAGGATCACTTACCGCAGGCGGATATGGTGTTTGGTATCATGGAAACGATGGCACTGGAACGGGTCTTAACGCAAACGATATTTGGGGATATGACCTAAGATACTTAGACGCAAATCGTCGATTAACTTACGTAGATTTAACAAGTGGTAGTACTGGTACATTTTATCCTATGACATTTGCTTCGGCAGGTGTTGCTCCTGCTAACAATACAAATTCCAATCAATGGGGTTCTGGTGTTAGCGCACTACATATTCGTCGTACAAACGTTCACCAAGAAGGTGGAGGTTACGGTAGTTTATTTGGACGCTTGCGTTATCGTTCTTCACAGTGGGGACATCATCAGTCTTTCTGGGAACTAACGGAAAACTGGGGCAATGGAAGCTATTACCCTTTTATAGCGGGAGCAGCACTACAAGGCGAAACAAGTTATGCTTGTATTTTCCTTAGAGGAGGTTTAAGTTATTGGTATAGATTTGATAGTCCAGACCAATGGGAAAATTCTTCAGTGGCAACAACAAAGCCATTTCCTAACTACAATAATACAACACTAACTGTAAGTTCAGTGACTACATCTAGTATTCCAAGCAATGCTAGATACTATGCACAAGGTGTTAGTGTCAAAAGCGGATACAATTTTGGGGATTCAAACTTTAGATGGAACGTAGTATATGCAACAGCAACTAATGCTAGCTCTGATGCAAGAATAAAAGAAAATATTGGAGTAGTATTAGGAACAGAATTTTTAAGTTTATTGAAACCTGTAAGTTATGTTCGAATAGGAGATGCTGATCAACGCAGAGCTCATGGGTTTGTAGCACAGGAAGTCAAAGAAGCTATGGATCAATTGGGTATTCCGCTGTTTGGCGGATATGATGATGCTAGTCCAGATAAGTTAGCATTGCGTTACAGTGAATTTATATCAACATTAATTAAAACTCTACAAGAAAAACGCGAAAGAGTTGTAGCTCTTACAGCTAAAATTACAGCATTAGAGGGTAAGGCATAATGGCATCGTTAAAATCAACTAATATAGCAACCAGTGCAACTGTTGGCGGCGGGGCAGTTTGGCACACAGGTAATCAAGGCAGTACAAGCGGAGCAGATACAGGTTTAAATGCTGGACAAATTTGGGGTTGGAATGACTACGAGTTTGACATTCCATCTAGGACCACTGCACTTACATTAGGTGGCAACACTAGTAACTATTATCCAATTATATTTGCACAAAATGCATGGGATGCTGGAAGTTATGGAACGCCTCTTATTATGGATATCCGTCGTACAGATGCTGACCAAACAGCTGACGGTGCAGGCACCGGTACATTCTTCATGAAGTTGAAGTACAGAGCAACTAACTGGGGATTCCATCAGAATCACTGGGAAATTTTAGAAAACTATGCCAGCCCAACCGCAACACAATATCCATTTGTTGCTAACGTAGCACAACCTGGAACCAGTGCCTGGCTGGGCGTATGGATGAAAGGCGGTTTGCACTATCACTTTGCGTTTGGTACGCAAGCAGCTGTATTTGATAGTAACTGCACTACGTCACGAAACAAAGGTGTAGGTAACGGATCTGGCAGTTATTTAAACGGTGATAGTTTCTGTTGGGAAAACCCAACACTAACTGGTGGTGGTGTAGGTTATCAAACTACATTAAGTGTTCCTAGTTATGCTACCTACTTCCAACAAGATTTGTGTTCAAAAGGTTATGACTTAGGACAAAGTAGTTTCCGTGCAAGTAACGTATATGTAACTAGTACTAGCATAAGTTCTGACGAAAGAGTTAAAGACAATTTCGGTGTTACATTTGGAACAGAATTTATAGAATTATTAAAACCAGTTAGCTATACATTTAAAGGCGACTGGGACGATGGTAAATTACACTATGGTCTACTAGCACAAGATGTTAAAGATGCTATGGATCAGTTAGGAATTACAGAAGACGAATTTGCTGGATACGATGGAAGAAATCCTGATATGTTAAGCCTGTTGTATGATGAATTCATTCCTATTATTGTAAAAACCATCCAAGAAGAAGAAAATATTATGACAAATTTAAAAACAAGAATATCAGCATTGGAGGCAAAACATGGCGGTGTATAATCTTATAAAATCTGCAGATTCAAGCAGTGTTACTATTTTAAATAACGGTATTGAAGTAAGTCTCTACACAGATGTTTTTGATACTGGCACAGATATTCATGGCTGGGGCGGCTGGAAAGGCTCTCCTGATCAAATCGCATTTGCATTATGCTATGATTATACTAAAGATTTAGAAAAATCCAAAGCAGCTTATCCTACCTTAGCTCAACTCATAATCAACGCGGCACCTTTTGAATTAAACATAAGTACTGGGTCTATAGATTTTGCACTTAGCCAGATTTAATCCCGTTAAGTGCTATCTAGCACTTAATTGAGGATTTTTTATGTCTGTGAAAATTGGTTGGTTTGTAAACAGTGAACCAGCATGGAACGAGTTGGTATATCAACAACCCGAACCGTTAGCATTGAATCAAGATCATTCTGCTCAATATGTTCGTTGTCCTGCTACAGCACATTATTGTAAAAATACGTTTATAATTAGATCAGGTTACGATCTACATCTACGTTTTGATAAAAATACCAAAACGATCAAATATATCGACGGCAGTCTCGATCCTAGTTATGTAAAAGAATTACTAGTTCAATTTCACCCCAACGAGTGGCGCAACCCGCACACTCCTATTTTTCAACTACATTTAGATAATGGATTTGTTGCAGACGAACCTGTCTGGATGGAAGTTTTTCCAGCATTTTATCAAGCTCCTAAGATTCCGGGACATATAATTCCAGGAACATTTGATATCTATAGTTGGCAACGTATGCTTAGTTATAGTTTTGAATGGATGAATCCTGACGAAGACTATCACATTAGTCGAGGTGATCCACTGTATAGTGTTAGATTCAGATCAAGGGATCCGGGAGATAGTTTTAAAATCGAAACAATTAAAATGGACGACCGATTAAAAAACGATATTGGAAAATGTCAAGGTGTTAAGTTTGCTTTAAAAAATTATAGCTGGCGCCTAATGGCCTTAAATAGAACACTACGCCCAAGGAGATACATTAAATGAATATGGAATTAATCGACATTTATCCTGTTAAAATTGCTACTTATGATCTAAAGCAATTATTAACAGTTGATGAATTTATTTCACTACAAGACGCAATTGAAAATACAAGTGCAGATACACACGAACGTTTGAAAAAACCACAAAGCCCGCCAGCAACAACTGACAGTACTTTGTTTTTAAATGAAAATCATTCTGCTCTTATGAAAGTTAAAAAAGATTTTCATGAAAGTTGTATTGCACTTCATGAAGCAAAGTTTCCAAATTTAGCTGGAAAGTTTCATGTTTACGATAGTATTTGTAAAGGTATTGTTATTAACTCAATGACAACAATGCAAGATACTATGAGCAACTATCCATGGCACTATACTGGAATTGCTGTTATTAGAGCTCCTGAAACTTTACCCGAAGGACAAGGGGATATTGTGTTTGTTGATCCACTACCTGTTAGTGAAAAAGGCGACCAACATGGTGTAATTGCAAAACGCGGCAATATGACTATATTTCCATCATGGTTGAAATATCGTTTTAGACCAATTGCGTATCAAGAAACTGAATACGATACTGTCATGATACTAGTTATGAATAGTTTTGTTGTTCATGAAAGATTAGAAGACTATGCAGCTAAAGAACGTGCGGCCTATAAAGGCGAACCAACAGAAGCTCCACTATTCCAATTAGGGCCAACAGGTGATCGCGGAGAAACTGAAATTGATATTAAACCTCCTACAGATAGTTCACTTCCATCTGAGGGGATAGATATTGGCCGTTTCTGATGAAACACATTGTAGTTGACAACATCGTACCTTTACCTTTGCAAGATCAATACGAATATGCTTGCCAAGGGTTTAGCTGGAATTATCTTATATCTACATATAAAGGTACAAATCCAGGTTCTAAGGAAACTGAAGAAATATACGATGTTGGCCAACTAGTTTACCCTATTCATTTTAGAGATTATACGACTAGCTTTTACTCTCAATTAGATCCGTTAATATCGGCTATATCAAAGATTAAACCTTTATATAAAGATTTGCTAAAAATAAAAGCCAATCTGTTGTGGAGAACTAGAGATTCCAATAACCGTTGGAATACACCACATACTGATATAGATAGTGTTGCCAATAAGGATGACATTTTTTGGTCATGTGTGTATTATGTAAATGACTCGGACGGTGATACTTGTTTATTTTACGAAAACGAAGTAGTACGAGTATCACCTAAAAAAGGCCGAGCTGTATTATTTCCTTCTAGTTTGTTACATGCAGGATCTAATCCTACTGTAAGCCAGCAACGTGTGGTCTTTAATATAGTATGGAAAACAACACATGATTAAAAAAATTGTTATTGTCGGAGGCGGAACAGCAGGCTGGATTGTAGCTAACTGTATGCAATCATTTACTTTAGACGATATGGAAATTAGTCTATTAGAAAGTGATAAATTACCTACAGTTGGAGTCGGTGAAGGAACTAGTAGCCACTTTTGGGCATTTTTAAATCGTTGGTGTCCTTGGTTAAATGAAGCAGAATTTATTCGAGAAACAAATGCTACATTTAAAATAGGCAGCAGATTCGAAGACTGGACACATCCAGGTAGTGTATATACAACTCCTAACGATAATATCGGACATCCTATGGAGTCTAATAACTATTGGCCTCCAGATTTTGATGCTATGCGAGCTTATGCTGTCTTGCACGGGTTATCAACAAACCCTAGTATTCAAAGTAAATTGATGGACACATTAAAAAGTCCTTATTTTTCAGGACAAAGCACTGGACATAGTTACCACTTTGACGCTGCCTTAGCACTAAAATATTTTCATAGTAAAGCAGAAGCTGCAAATATTAAAAGAATTATCGGAACAGTAGTAGATGCAGATGTAGAAGAATCTGGTCTAGTCAAATGTTTGAATTTAGATGATGGCAGAAAAGTCTATGCTGATATGTTTATCGACTGTACAGGCTTTTTAAGATTATTTCCTAAGATATTTAATATTAAATTTATTAGTTGGAAGGAACATATCCTCGTAGATCGCGCCATTAACTTTCCTATCCCAATTAAAGAAACTGAAAAAATACCTACACATACACTAAGCAAAGCCATGCCAAACGGTTGGCTATGGCGAGTACCTACTTTTACCAGATATGGATCTGGTTACATTTATAGTAGTGATCACATTACAACTGATCAAGCATTTGATACACTACAAAAAGACTTTGGTGCAGATAGATATCTACAAGAAATTAAGTTTGATACAGGATATTTAGAAAAAGGATGGGTCAATAATGTTTTATTCAGCGGATTGTGTGCTGGATTTGTTGAACCTATGGAAGCAACTAGCTTGCACAGTAGTATATGTAACCTATTAGTGTTCATGAAAGACTATTTTAGACCCGACATGGATTTACTTGATACAAATTTACATAAACGCTACAACGAAAATTACTGGAAACCCTATTGGGAAAGTGTACGAGATTGGATATTACTACACTACATGGGCGGAAGAGAAGATACTGAATTCTGGCGCACAGTGAAGAATATGAAATTGCCTGATAGTCTTGAAAGTAAAATGCAACTATGGAAATTTAGACTACCAAGAATTATTGAAACTAGCCACATGGATCAAGTGTGGCAACATACACTAGTATACGGTGTGTTAGACGGTTTAAAATTGTTAGACAAAAATCTAGCAAAAAAAGAATTAGCCTACTACGATTTAGAACATATAGGTAAAGAGATTTACGAAAAATATAATAATTTAGCAAATAAATTATATCTAGGAGCAAAGGATCACAGGAGACATTTAACTGAGATTAGAAACGGGGCCAGTACATGAAGAAATTTTTTATAGCAGGTGGTGGAACAGCAGGGTGGGTAGTAGCTAGTATGTTAGCTGCACTTTATAAAGGTTGTGATATTACTTTGGTAGAAAGTCAAGATATTGGCACTATTGGTGTTGGTGAAAGTACAACTCCTGCTATATTAGATTTTTTAAATCTCAGCGGAATTAATCTAATTGATTTTATAAATTATACCGACAGCACTATTAAAGTTGGAATTAATTTTGAAAATTGGACAGGCACTGATAACAAATATTTTCACGGTAATAGAGATTATCTACACAGCTTTGATCTTACTAAACAAAATGATTTCTGGGGAGTAAGTTACTTACACGATTTTTTAGAAGACGAACACAAGTACAGTAATTATGTAAGAGATAATCTAGTTCCTTTTAATCGTAAAGGATATCAAGTTGGCGCCCATGCTCTTCATATCAATGCCAACAAATTAGTAGAATATTTGCGTAAATTCTTACAAGGAAAAGTAACTGTAAAAGAAGGGTTGATTACAGAAGTTAAAAAAGACGAACAAGGAATCTCTAGTGTAAAATTAGAAAGCGGTGAGGTATTTTCTGCAGATGTTTATTTTGATTGTACTGGATTCAAGCGTGTAATACATCAACATGTCGATTCAAAATGGCATAGTCTTAAAGATTTGCTACCAGTAAATAGGGCTATCCCAAGTCCATTTGATTGGAACGATCCTATGAATACTACACACTCTAGTGCATTGTCATCTGGATGGGTATGGCAAGTTCCGTTAAGCAATCGTGTAGGTTCAGGATACGTATACAGTGAAGAGTTTAGCAAGGACCCAGAAGCAGAATTTGTAGAATATATTAAACAAAAATATAATCGAGTTGTAGAACCTACACGTACAATTAAATTCGAAGCAGGGTATGTAAAGAACCCTTGGTCAAAAAATGTGGTATGTGTCGGTTTAAGTAGCGGGTTTGTAGAACCATTAGAAAGCACAAGCATACACATGATGTTTCATCAGATTATGTGTTTTTCTCAACTATATGATGGCTTAATTAGTGCTAACATCAATAATGTTTACAATAGTTATATGATAGACATGTACGATGATACAGCTAGCTTTGTTAAAATGCACTATCTTGGCGGTAGAAATGATACTGAATTTTGGAAGTATATGCAGAATTCAAAAAATACTCCTAGGCTAGACAACTTATTATCTATATGGAATAATCATTTCCCAACAGCAGATCATATTGGACAAAATAAAGACCGTGTAGTCGGTTATAGATTGTTTGCATTACCTGCCTGGATACAAGTATTAGTTGGGATGAAAATTATTGACAAGTCTTTGATTAAAAAATATATCGATTTTAATCAAATACCTAAGAGTGAAGTAGTAGAAGAACAGTTAGTTACACAACGAGAGTTCTTAAAGGCTATACAAAATCGGGCCCAATAACCCAGCCAACTAAAGACTTTCTTACACCTTTAGTAACAGGAGTTACGCTATGAGGTAAGAACGAAGGGAAGAACACAATCTCATTTTGTTTTAATCTAACAATATTACCAGGATTGGAATCGTGAAATACTAAATTTCCACCTTCAAATTCACTAGGATCATTTAGTTGGATACTGAAAGATAACTTTCTGCATCTACCGTTTTCTCCTTTAAGAGTTGCATCGGTATGCATGTCGTAAAATCCTTGATCTTCCGAACGATATATAGAATACTGTAGTGTTTGAATATGTGTTAGTGCAAACTTATAATAGCCAGCATTAACTTCATTTACAGCATCGGATAATCTTTTATAGATGTTGTCAAATGTAGGAGTTTCTTCTAAGAATACGATATCTGTTCTGCGAAGTCGACTATTTCTAGATCCACCGTTTTCTTTTATCTTAGCAGAAATTATTTGCTCAGGATGTTGAGATATATAATTTTCTATAAAATTGTGTTGCTCTTGAGTAAAAATATCTCTTGATACAACACACCATGCATCTTTAGTTTTAGATGGATGTTCTAAAGCCCACATATCACTTATTGCCAAAAGATCCTGGTAGATTCTTTGGAATGTTTACACTAGTTCTAAAACTCATTAAGTTTTCGTCGATTATAAAACCAAGTTCTAGCTCAGTTTTTTCTTCCATAATTGTATATTGGTTAAATCTTAAAAAACTATTACCCCAGTGACGTTCAATCGAAGGACGATACAAATTTAAACGAGAGCCGTTAGATACTATATAAGGCTTGACCCATATACTATCGATTCTAGTAGATTTTTTGAATACGTTACGTTGTTCTAATATACCTTCGGGGTAATTGTAAAAATCCCAAGGACCAAAATTAAGCCAATCATTATGGTCGTCTGGTATTACATCCTCGACAATAGTTTGCCCAGTTTGCATTGCTTCTTCAAATGTAGAACCTAAAGAATGTATATAGTTTATAGAATCAACATTGTCGCTATCATAAAATTTAAATTCAAATCCAAAACTATCAGGTACTAGTTTACCATCAGGCTTGAGCCATTTTTTAACATCGTTTAATGTATGCAGACACATTTCGTCTAATAAAAATGGTCCAAAAATTTCATGAATAATTACATCTACCTGTTCAGGCAACTCTAGTGCCCAACTGGCAGATTCTATAATTTCAAGATTATCTAATTTTTCTTCGTCTTTTAATTTTTGCAATACTTGTACGGCTACTGGATTTGCTTCGACAGCATACACTTTACTAGCGCCTGCTCGGATAGCATACAAAGATAGTAAACCTAATCCTGCACCGATATCTAACACAACTTTTCCCTTGCAAGAATGTTTGATAGACTTTTCGTAGAATAAATTTCTAGTCTTATCTGTCATTAATCCTCGATACGAGCCAACACCTGTGTAATAGGCTTGTATTTGCCCCATTCTAAAATTTTGAAAATCTTCTAGTTGTTCTTTATTCATTTTAAGTCCACATTAAAAGCGATACATCTTCGTTCGCCGTCACCCTTGAAAGGATAAACTGTATGCATTATATATGCCGGAAATATGTACATATCCCCTACTCTTGGACAAATTGCTCTTGGGCCAAGATTTTGTAAACTAGGAACATGAAAATTGCCAAATATAAAATGCAAACAACCATCCAAGCCGTTATTACCATTTTTTTGTATAGTGTTGTATGAGTCTTGAATTTGTTTTGGAACTTTAAGATATAAAATACCACTGAGTAATGCATCGTGTGTATGTACTGGATTATAGTCACCGGCATATTGACTAACAATCCAAGATTTTCTAACTTCTAAATGCCTAGCTTCTATGTTTCTAAAAAATGGATCATAACTAGATTTTAAATAATCCACAACATATGGTAGTACATCAAACGATTCTGAAAACTCAAATTCTCGTTGTTCGCCTTCTTGTATTAGCCCAGCTAAAATAGGGCTCATGTCTGCACCTGTTTTAAGGTATTCGTCAGACTCTTTTAATAAACTATCTATTTCAGTTTGTTTTAATTTGGCCTTTAAAATATCTAAGGACCAAAGTTTACTAATCTCAGCAAATCTAGCCATTTAATAATTCCTTTTTAATTAATTGCTTTAAGGACGAACGCATAGTATTGAAACTAATTGTAATTCTTTCTTTAGTTTTGTTTCTTTCTGTATAATGTAATAACCAGCTAGGAAATAATACTAGCATTCCGGGCTGACATGGAAATTCTATTTGTCCAGCGCCGTATGTTGTTTCTTTAGCTAGTATGTCGTTCATTTTAAAAGGGCGAAGCGGAGTTTCAAAAAACAAACTACAACTACCAGATTCTGCATATGGGTAAAATGCTCCGCTTATAACACTACCTTCATGTCTGTGAGGAGTTACTTTACCATCTTGTCCAATGATATTAAACCAACTATCAGTGACCACACAAGTCTCTAACCCAGTTTTATCAGTATAAGTATCTAGGGCAATTTGTACGTCTGTAAAAAAATCAGATAATTCAGGAACATTTTTTAAATTCTGGTCAGCACCGCCGTAACTAGATTGGCCGTTTACGACTAATACATGCTCACGAGTATTCATAGACCGTATTGTATTAACTAGTGTTGAATTGGTATGTTTGGTAAAATCAAAACCTATAACAATAGTTGGAAATAATTCGTAAACTTTATGATTTATTTTCTTTTCCATACTGTATTCAATGTTAACCTATATTGATCGGCTTCTAATGGCGGTTGTGTACCTACATGCGGAATAATACTATCAAACATAGCAACTCTTCCGGGAACAAAATCCGATACAAATTCAATATCAGATAAATCATTAGTTCTCCATACTGTGGGACAGTGCCAGTTTACATTCCAAGAGACATTTAAATAATAAAGAACACTAACAAAGCCTTCAGTTCTTGAATCGCTATGATAGCGAAGTCGATCAATTGGTGTTGCTAAATTCATCCATGACCTGCTAAACTCGTAGTCTTTTAGCTGATCAGTAACGACTTTCATACCGGGTAAACTAAACAATCCAAATGATTTTAAACTTTCTTCGGTCCATAGAGATTTAATTAAAAAACTGGCTTTTTGATCTGTTAGTAGTGTATCAAAACCGGTCGAAATCATAAACGGAATTTGTCTTATTTGCTCAAACAAACTGCAACGTTCGTGATAACTTAATAAATTATCATAAAGTTTAATGCTATGTCCAGATTGTGTAGTATGTTCTTTCATATAAAATTAAAAGCAATTGATATTCTAGCATCATTTTTATCAGTTGTCAAGTTCTGTCCTACACTATGACGAACCCAACTAGGAAATATTACCAATTTTGATTCTTCTGGCTCTAGCATCAATGCCTGAGCGGTATATTCATTTTCTTGTTCAAAAAATTGGAGGAAAAATTCACTATCGTCTTGTCTTTCTAAAATAAGATCACCACAATTTACAGGACATTTTACATAATAGGTACAACTAAAAAATGACAAAGTATGATTGTGAGATATATTATAATTGTTTCGATTGTTTACATTGAACCAATAATTAGATAACTTAGGAATCCTGCTATTTCCAAATTTTTCATATATAACTTTTAATCTGCCTTGTATTTCAGCAATTAGTTTTTCGGTAACAGGTCCAACAGGTTTAGATAACGGGCGACTTTGCCACCCTCCATTATTGCTTACTTGTATAGGTGTATTTTTTTCAGAATAAATTTTTCTGCATTCTTCAATCAACTGAGCATTGTCTATATTTGTAATATAGTCTTCGTATATTTCTGTTGGGAATAAAAATGCACTTTTCATCGTAATATACTATCAATAAATTTTCTATGATCTACAGCCCTAGTGAGATCTTGTGCCCTACGCTGTCTAATAGAGTAGGATTCTTGCCTAGCACGTTCTAATAAATTTCTTTGTGTTAATATTTTCTTTATTTTATCTCTATTGCATTTTTTAAGACCTACTGCAACTCTTGTAAAATTTCCAAAACTAAACATTACACCTAAACTATCATAAAATGTTAAAAAATCCATTTGAGCTTTTTCATCTAGATCTGCAACTATGCTTGGAGTATTATTGGTCATATAACGCCAAAACTCGCTATCTGTTCTCTTTGTAGTATAACAGAATCTCAAATACAAGTATACATTTTCATAAAATTCTTGCATAATTTTATTGTAATTAATTCTATCTAAACTACAATAACCTAAACTGTTTAAATGTACAAACTGCCTAACTTGCTCAACTGTGTGATGTATGTTTGTTGCTTCTAATGGTTCTGTGAATCCGCTTGCTAGTCCAACAGCAATACAATTTCCAACCCATTGATCCTTCCAGTATCCGCTTTTAAAAGATAGTACACGGCTAGTGTTGGTTAAATCTTTTTGATAAGTTTGTTTAGTCCACTGAGAAAATTTACTAAATGCTTCATCGTCGGATGTAAATTCGCTAGAATACAAATAACCTGCTCCCCAACGATTGCTTAACGGTACTTGTAGTATCCACCCATCTGCGCTTGCTTCTGACGTTGTATAAGGAGGTTGTTTTGTAAATTCATATTCAACTGGATTAGGAATACAGCGGTCGATTGGCAACCAATCACTTTTGTCAACCCACTCTGTATTCATGTGTTTCATCAGTACAGTTTGAAATCCGCTAGCATCTATATAAAAATCAGCTGATAATTTACGCCCGTCATTTAGTACTATATGATCTATATTTTCATTATTCTTTACTACTGAGTCTACAACACCGTCTGTAATAGTTAATTCATTTCGAAATTTATTTTCAATATAACGACTAAACAATACAGCATCTATATGTAGTGCTTGTCCTGCATTTGGATCTCCAGGAATTAATCCATTGTCCATATATGCGGCATTATACGAAGTATCTGAATCATACTGGTTGTGTGCAATGTCATAAGCAGCTACTAAATTGTAGTAACTGTCTTGATACTGGCTAAAATTATGATAATAATGTTTACCATCATTTAACCAATTTTTAAATTTAAGTCCTAATTTAACAGTGGCATTAACATTTTTAATTAGTTCTTCTCTTGTAATTCCTACAAGATCTAAATATTCATAAATTACAGGAGTAAGACTTTCCCCAACACCAATTCCAGGTTTGCTGTGGTCATATACTAGTGTAACATCTACATTAGATTTCCAATATTTTTTAATATAAGTGGCGGCCATAATACCTGCGGTACCCCCACCTACAACTAAAATTTTATAAGTCATTTAGTTAAAGCAAACCACGAAGACAATATATACTTGGTGTCTTTAAGTGGAGGATTGCCCCTGTGTGTATGCGTAAACGAACTAGGAAATATAACAACAGTCCCTTGACGAGGAGGAATTCTCACACTTTGATGAATGAATTCTGTTTCGCCACCGTCATTGATGTCGTTCAAATAGATAATAATACTTAAAAGTCGATTGGCTTCTTGTATACTGTTTTGTTCATGATGCCACATATGATAACCTTGACCAGGTTTTGTACGCTGTATCTTAAATGGCAATATTTGTAAATTTTTAGCAAGATGACTAACACCATTTACCGTGTCTGCATACATGGCAATACATTTAGTTACCGCTTGTATTGCAGGACCAGCTAACTGTCCATTAGTCAACATTCGATTAGTGTCTAGTTCTTCTCCTAGATAGTATTGTTGATCGTCCTTGGCACTGATAGGAACTTGGTCTACTTCTTGTCTGTTAATAGTTAAATCGTAACCATTTAAATATTCAAAGTAAGAACAAACTTTATTACAATACTCTTTTGATAGCTCATTAGGAAAAACTCCAATTAAATTTTCTATAGTCGATGTCATTCGTTATCCTCGTAATGCGAACTAACGCTATTTTTTCCAAGATTACGAACATTAAAATTATAAGCAACACTGATTCGTTCGTCGTCAGTTAAATTATTAGGCGTAGTACCATGTATTGTACTACTTCTAAACACAATACACAACCCCTCTTCCGGATCTATGCAAGTTTGGGTACTATTATCCACAGTTGGCCCAGCATGATCCGGATCAATTGAATGCATTTGAGGGCATGGATGCATAAACATCAGTTGTCCACTACCTTTTGGTGCTCGGGGATAGTATACAGCACTGATGAAACTGTTTGAATGGCCATGTGGAGGATGAGTAGTAGCTGTGGCTGTACTAATGTTGGCCCAACTATCCGCAATATACAGCTCATTAAACTCTATATCGTATCCACATTCTTTTACAAAATCAAATACAGCACTTTTTACAAAATAATTTACTTTTTCAAATTCTTTAAATTTATGAACACCTGTTTTAGTTTGAAAAAAGTTAGAGCTACTAGTTAATAATTTGTCTTTGACAACTTCTTTAACATCAGCATGTATGGAAAAATCTAGATTATTATAAAACCCTACGGTAGTAGGGAACATACGAACAATTTCTTTCATATCAACTCCACTAAGTCGAATACAGTTTGAAGTTTTGTACGTATTGTTTTGCTCGAAAAGCTATTACGCAGACCTTGGTGTAAGGGTTTAGGCGCACGGTCGATAGTTGCCCATGCCCAAGCAATGTGTTCATCACTTAGTTCAGGAACAAATTCTTTTTCTATAACACAGAGATAGGTATGAAAGTTAAACACTTTATCATTTGATACAAATGTTTCTAACGGAATTGTTTTTAAGATTTTTGGTATTGTACCAATTTCCTCAGCAATTTCTCGTTGTAAGCCCTGCCATGGAGTTTCGCCAGTGATATTAGTACCACCAACTAAACCCCAAGTTCCTTCATGCTTGCCATGTGCTTTTTGTAACAGTAAGAATCTTCGTGTAGATTTGGCGTAGAACAATGCTCCGCTACAAACTATCGATTCTTTTACAAGACTAGACTCCATTGACCTGATGTATATACACCCTCAAAACTCTTTGCCCAGGAAACTCCGTTCCACAGGTATTGTACTCCAGTGTATATATTCGTTTGCCACACTAAGGTGTCTTTGTCTTGGTTTGCGTGGAAAACTACAGTCCATGTTTCCCCTGTCCACTCGATGATGTCGTTTACTTCTGCTACGAAATCATGTCCATAGATGTCCTGCCATGCACTAGCACCTTTGCCTGGTGCATTGTGTGTACTACCTATTTCGTCAATTATCAAGTATCGTGTGCCCACAGCAATAGGCTGATCTGTATCTTGTTTTTGAGGACGTTTTGGATTAAATGATTGTGGATTTATAATAGCATCAAATGTGCCAGGACTATTAGGTCTATAGCAATGTGATAAATCGTAACCTAATTCGTGATCTAGTAAACCCGCACTATCAATTCCTGTGTTAGATGTAAGTGTATCAGGATTCCATTGAACATGCATGATTGTATAGTTCAACGGATCGATAGCCACAGTACCTACAATTTGACTACCATTTGCTTGTGTTAAAAATAGTCTACTTGAACCTGCAACATATTTTCCAGGGTATTGTTGCATAATGGCCATCCAGTCTACTGGTGTGCCTTGACGTTCTGGAATATCTAATGTAGGCTCCAATGGAACTGTACTTTCGTGTGGCTCTAATAAAATAGCTTGATTGTTGTATACTTCTAATTTATAACCAGTAATACTGATAGTCAATTCGTCAAATTGATTTTGAAAAGTTGTAGTCGATCCTAATGGGTCGCTTGATGAACCTAACCCTTCAATATAAGTTCCGCTATTAACAGCAGAACCATGCATGTTATTAATAATTTTTGTAATAACACCCAAATGTTTGACCTTAACTGGCGGATTAATCCATATAGGAGTATCTAGTGTTATGGTAGCAATGTCAATTGGTGTGTCATTGCCTACAGGAACTGTTCGACTATCCCAGTTAATATCATTTAAGTTTAATACAGTTAAACTGGTCCAGTCAATATAATTGTCTGTAGTTTGTAGTTCTAGACTAGGATTGAACAAGACTAAAATCTGTTCAAGTATTTGTAATTTTTGATCTGTATTGGCACTCCAAATATCGCACTTCATAGTAAGTTTGAATGGTGTTGGCATCAAACGTTCAATGGTATAATTTTTACCTTGTTCAGGCAAGTATTTGTTAGTGCGAGGATCTATAGCACGTTCGCGAATATTAACTGTATCTACAAAAGTTTGATCAGCTAGTCTATCTCGATCCAATGCTAGAGCTGTAACATAGATACTGATACGTGGAACAGAGTTTACAATATTTTCACTGTTTTGTCTAATAATGCTAGCTACTTGACGTTCAGCATCTCCATACATTACAGGTATACGATGTAAACTACCGTCACCGTATTTTACCACAAAATTACTAAACGCACGAATAGTCTGCGTAATATATCGTCTGATTTGCGCATCGTAGAAGAATTGTATAATAGTACAACGGCGTTAAACCGAAGCCTCCTTGTTTATATAGATGTGCATTATAAATCCGCCTTTGGTCTAAGCACTTTGCTGATGCTTTGTCTTTGTTCTTCTCTATCGTTGTATAAGGTAATAGTCCATTGTCCAGCGTAAGGAATTGTCTGTTGTTCACCGCCAATTACAGGTAAATTAATTCTTAACAACAATGGACTTGATGGAGTTTTTCTATAAGTTGTAATTAAGTTTGGATAATCACTGACAGCATAATCAATTAGTATGTTGTCTAGTTTTAAAACTACATAAATTCCCACTGGAGCAGATGGTAAAGTTGTACTGATAAGACTAACTCCTGCATCAATTTGATCTTGTGTAAATGTTGCAAATGTTGTGGCAATTGCATCTGAATAAGTCCAAAGATTATTGTTGATAAATCCAGTTTTAAGTGTGCTACGAGTATCAGTTTGTGTCATAGTCATGCGTACACTATCTTCTACAGCTACCCATCCGCCTGTGCCAGAATCAAATCTAAACAATCTGTTAGGTAAGAAATCTACACGCAAGAAAAAGTCATTGTTAGCTGGCGCCGCTGGAAAATTAACACCAAATCCAAACGCATATCCGTTAACTGGAAAACCATCTCCAACCAAGTATCCTGTATAACCTGTACGCAATGGTACACCGTACGTACCACTGGCAAGTTGTCCTGCATTGCTAGCATTGACAGTTTCATCATCTGCGGCCTGTAGTGTAGTTTGCCCGCCAGTAGCACTGGCCGCAAGAGTATAAAATTGACGAGTTTCATAACCACTCTTAGGAGCATCTGCTTCAGCTTGGGCAACAACTTGATTGTTAATTTCAATTTCTTTATTATATGTACTGAGCAAATCTTTAAGAGTAGTTCCTGCAACTGGATCTCCATTGGCATCCAAGGCTTGCTGATTAAAGATTTGTGCAAATTGCTGACTATCTGTAATTCGTTTAAGTTTTAATCTGTACAAATGTGGATACCAAGTTACGCTAAATCCTTCGCTAGCACGGCCTACATCTTCGATTACATAATAACGTGGTAAACTAAAGTCAAAATCGTTAAGAGCAAAATCGTCACGCAAATGCGGAAGTTCTATAACGTCCCCACTGATAGGTTTGCGCCCAATATACTTGATAAAATCGTTAATGTGTATGGTCATGTACAGGGTATCGTTGTCAATAAACAGGCCAAATTGGCTCAAATTAAAATCAATATTTTGTACATTATAAAGCCCGCGAATTCTGTAGATTTCCGAGTCGTATTTTCTGTCACGATTTTCTAAAAATAGCAAATCTTGTATGTTTGTTACTGCTGTATTAGCATAATTAGGCTGATCAGCTGTAGCATTAGCTGGGTCTGTACCAGCACCTAAGTATTTGTGCAGATAGACATCGGTTCCGCCAGCTTGAAACATCTCGCTGGCTTGGCGGTCAATGAACTTGTAGTCATTGCCCTTTTCTGGTTTATAAAGTGATAAGCGTGGCATAATGATATTTATCGAAGCTAAATATGTATGAGGAACTAATTATGGACGATTTCGCACCTACAACGCTATCCGACCCAACAGCTGAAAGAAATAAGGTATTTGACTATGTCAAACTAATGCTAGGCGACGGCATGGTTGAGGTGGAATTAGACCCAGCACACTATGAAGCGGCCCTGGATAGAGCATTAAATCGCTATAGACAAAAAAGCCCAAATGCTGTGGAAGAAAGCTATTTGTTTATAGAACTAATTCAGGATACAAATGAATATAAATTGCCCGACGAAGTTATTGAAGTTCGTCAGGTATTTCGTC